GGATGTCCAAGAAGAATGCTGACGACGAACTGACGGTGAATATGGTCGTTGATAAGATGAAGAAGACGCAAACCCGTGAAGAACTGCTCGAATTGGCCAGAAAGACTCTAAAACAGTCTTTACAGGTTATGGAAGACATGGGAATATCCAAAGAGGAAATCCTGAGGTAAGCGATGACTGACATGACAATCAGACTGTATATCGAAGGCAATTATCTGTGCGGCAGACTCTCTATCAATGAGTGGAATGCCCTCTGGTCCCGATATGAAAACGACCCTAACTCGAAAATCATCGGCCACCTTGATGATTCCGAGAACGACCGAGACTACGCCGTTATCGAAACCACGCTGCAAACCGTGCTTGATAAAGGTGCCGTCATGGACTTGCAGTTCCTTAGGGCAGTCAAGGTCGGTGACAAGTGGGAAACACAGTGCTTGCACTAACCATATTAATGTTGGCTTTATTTGTCAGCTTTTTGGCTAATATAATACAAAGTGCAGTTTTGTATTAGAAGGCTGTTTATTTGTTCTATTGTATATGGGTCGGTGATATCTTCTATATGTACTAAAGGATTCTTATCATTGAAATCTAGTTTAACCAGGATTCTTGGTGATAGGGGTAATAGTAAGGTGTTTGTGTTATCTGGCAGAATGAAAGGCGTATTTGTTTGATTGATGTAAAATGTAAATTTTGCTTTGCAGTAATATTGAGAGATGTCGTATGGAGTTTCCTGTAAACATTGTGCATTTACCCATTGTTTAAATCGTCTATCGTTCCTTACCTGTGAAATGTTTCGAACACCACAGGTCAAGTACGGCTCATTTAATAAACTTTGATACGTCGAGTTGATGATAGTTTCGTTTAATGATGGTTGTCGGCAAAATAGCTTAAATATAAGTTGTAGGAAACGACTGTTTTTGAATACAGGGTTCGCCTCGGAAAGATTACTTTTCATTAATTGAATTAATTGTGATAACTCCGAATCATCTTTGCTTGTCTGAGATTCGGTTGCTTCGTTGTATATTTTAGTATCATATAGCACTTGCCTGGTTGATGCTGATTTATTATGATTTTCATATTGTGGTTGTATAAGTGTTTTGAGCACTTCTTTGGACTTGGCATCAATCACCCAATTGTTGATTAAAAATATGGGAAAATAGTGATTTCGCGAGGTTGTTTGCTTAGGTTGGTCCATATAATGTACTTCCTGTTTACGTTAATTGTTATTGTTGGTAATGTAAATATAAGATATGGGGTTGCATTTGTAAAGGGTCAATAAGAAACATTATAAACTATGATTACTATGGAACCGTTTGATTGTATCGTAAGCCTGACCAGTTGGAAAGGCCGTATAAGCCATCCAGACTTGCCAAAAGTCTTGTTCTCCATCATACGGCAAGAAACAAAGTACAAATTCCATATAGTCTTTGTGCTGTCATTGGAGGAGTTCCCAAATAAAGAAAAGGACTTGCCAGAACTCTTGGTGGATATGGTGAACTACTCCAACATCGAAATCATCTGGACCGAAGACAATCTCAAAGCGTACAAGAAGCTGTACCCTGTGCAACAAAAGTATCCTGAGCTGCCCATAATGACTACCGATGATGACATCATCTTGGATAAGGACATTGTGGAAACTTACATGGATGAATACAAGCGGAATCCAACCGAGATTTTAACCGAAGAAGGGCATTCTCTTAATGACCAATGTAGGTCGGTTGGGTTTACTTTCAGGAAGGTTAGACTGTTCCCTCCACATTCATTGTATGAGTTGGATTCCAGTTACTTTGAAAGGTTCTTCAACAAGAATGATGACGATGCTTACATGGCGGTGTTGGCTTGGTTGAAACACACCAATATCAAAAGCATGAGGACTGGGAAATCCCATGAGCTGCAAAACGATGAATACAGAAATACCGCACTGAGAAATCAGTACGGTAGAAGTAATCCCGACCAATGTGGAGTCAATCTGGTCGAATCATTGCAAAGATGTAATTTGCTTTGAATATATTTTATTTGTAAACCCCTTATTGTAAAGTATCATAATAACCTATGTGACTATAAATAATACTTGCCCAATAATTGCTTTTGAATTTTCGCCTTATCTTGCGGATTTAATGATGCCTTTTCATGGTTTATTTGAATGCCTAGTTCTAAATTATCTTTTGCATGTACAGCCAGTGCTTGAACGGCGGCAACATTCCATGCATGAATTTTAACAGCGTCTTCAAAAAATTTGTCGTATACTGAGTCATTGAATGTATTATTGTCTAAGTTGTTCTCAAGAATATCTTTTACAAGTGACTTGGACAGGTTGAATACATAAGATATGCCATCGTTTACTGACATAAAAATCTCAATATTATCATTATTACATTTTAACTCACAGCAAAATTCGGTTTTGTTTCCAAAAAAACTGAACGCTTCGGATTTTTTAACAATCGTGTAATTTTTATCGTATAAAACAAAATAATGATAATACGTGAAGTTCTCATCCTTCGTGTGTACGATTGCTAAGTTATAGTTGTCATATTTTACTAAAGGAGTGCTTCCCGATACTTTTTCATTGTTTGGTAAATCGTAAAAACTAGCATCTTTTAAGTCTATTTTTTTACCAGGGTGGTTTGAATAGATTGCATTAAATGGTTCAACTTCAATAGGCGCCCAGTTTTTTTCTCGTCTATTTGTTGTTTTTATTTCTTTTATGTTTGTTAATGAGCAATTTTTAATCTCGCCTAAGCACATAGTCCCGTCATCTGTATTTCCATGAACCTTTGTGCATAAAAAATAATTACTGTTATTCCATTTAACCGTTCTAATGTCTTCTAGCCCAAAGTAAATACAATCATTATTGCCAGTTATTGTTTCAAGTTCTTTTATGGGCTTTAATGAATAATCATTTAATAATTCATATAGAAAATTCTTAGTATGATATTTCCCATCTATTATATATGATTGGTTCTGTACTAAATAATATGTAACATTTCTGGAAATTAGATATCGTTTACCATTTTCCGTAAATGTGGAACAATTACATGAACCTTCATTTGTCTTTAATAAAATTGGTTGAACATAATTTGATAAAATAAACCTCATAACCCCTCCAAAATTGGTTTAATTTTTTCTAAATTTGATTTAACTAATATGTCTGGATGTTCGTATATATCTTTTACATAAATAATTGTACATAAGGAATTATTAGTGGCTAACGTGTTATTGTCTGTCATGATGATTCTTTTATATGGAACATCTAAATCACATAATTCATTTATAGTATGAGTTGATGTTATTGTTTCAACGAACCTTTCATCGTCCCTAATGAGAAATATTGGTGATTCAGGTGTATTTATCATTCTTTTTGTTCTGGTTAAGTATTTTTCATGTATGAACTCCCATATGCGGCAATACCGAACATCTCCCATCCAAAAGTCATATTTTGATTTATCAAACGTTGTATCCTTTTGGATGGTGGTTGCTGTTGGGTCAAATAAATAGTGGGAAAAATGAATTTTAACCTCATCCTCTACAATTATATCATAGGTATTAGGTTTATAGTTTGATTTACAGAATTCATAGTCTAGCCAATCTATTGTTTTCCAGTTTTTCATAATATAATATATAGAATCATACGACAAACGTACCCAAATGAATGGGTTGTTATATTGAATATCTAAATGGTTGTATAAATAACCACCAACGCAATTATTAGATATAACTAACATATTACTCTAAACATTTTTTAAATTCATTTATGAACAATGCTATTCCCGCATTTGCTCGGTTCATATTTTCATTCCATCTAGCACAGCTTTGTGTGTATGCATCATCCAAATTTTTAACATACAACCTGTTCATTTTGTATGTAGCTATTTTGATATCATGTCTTACTTCAAGTGCTTTTAAATAAAAATCGTCATCGTATTTTATACGTAATATTTCGTCAATGTTTGCATCAGATATTTTCAGACAATCTGGTGGATATAAAATTCCACCAATACCCGTAGCAAATAGCTTATGGGTAGGCTCTTCGCTGTAACTGCACCCATTATTTAACCAAGTGTAGTAATCTAAACCCTCAGTAATGGCATAGCATCGTCTAGCAATAATACATTTATGTGTATTATATGCGTTAACCATATTTTCAATCATTTCTGTTGGATAAATTATATCATCATCAATAGTAATTACTGGAAGATTTCTGTATTTCTGCATGGCGTAAAAATACTTTAAATGTGGTCCAAGGTCTTTATCGGCTACTATAAGTTCAACAAGACCGATATCTATAAGTTGTTGAAGATTTGGGTGAATAAGTTTTACGTCATCTTTGAATAATGTTAAGCAAACTTTTAAATCCTTAAAAGTACCTCTAAGAATCTGAAAAATGACTTTAGTTGTTGTATCATTTTTCAATCTCAAATCATGACTTGTCAAACTAATTATAACTTTAATGTCGTTCATTCTAGTTATTCCTATGTTGTATATTATTGAATACTGAGTGTTGTCTTCTTATGTGTATGAACATTTGTCATGAACTTTTGGTAATCGTCCTCGAATTCATCCATATCGAACCAATCAGTATTTAAACTGCTTTCTTTAAACGCAGGGTCGCCAAACCTCATTTCGGGATGCTGGCTGTTAGCGATACGTCGCATCAGCTGGTCGAACGAGCTTCCGCTTCCGTAGTCGGCCTTTGGTTTCGCCCTTTCCTTTGCTGCATATTCAGCAGCATCACGTTCCACCTTGGTCGGCACCTTCGGGTTAGTAACGGGCGGGATGCCGACGTGGGGTGCGTTCTGCATCTTTTTCAACAGGTCTTCAAGAAATGATGCCATAATGATAATCTCCTTATGTCAATACCTTTCTAGTTTATAACCTCTTGCAAACTGCCTCACTTTTTGTATATTTAGGAAAGTTTTACTGCAATGTCAACCTTTTTCTTTCAGTAGATATAAACTGAAATGTAATCTCATACGGACCTTATGACAGAGACCTTTTGTTGGATTTGCGGCATCCTCGGCGCTTTCTTCTTCGCAATCAACCTAGCCCCCCAGATAATCAAGTGCTACCGAACCAAGTCGTGCAAGGACATCAGCCGCATGTTCCTTGTCTTCGCCTTCTGCGGGAACATCTTCAGTGCGGTGTTCGTGCTGTACACGAACATGAAGACTGGGCTGTGGCAGTGGCCAATCTATTTCAATTACGCCACGGCTACGGTACTGACCGCCGTCTTGACCATCTTGAAAATTCGCTACAAGTAGGAACGGGGTTATAAACTTAATCGGAAAGCCCGATAGGACACAGGACATGCCAGACATGATGAATACGCCAGTTACCCCTGAGATGCTGCAAGAGAAGGACAGGGAGATAAACGAACTCAACGACACCATAGCCGAACAGAAGCGCAAGCTTAAACGGCACCACCGTGTTTCGGAGGATGGTAGGATTAAGTCGAACGGCGACCTGATACACAAGATTCGGGATTTGAAACGCCCTATTGCGATGCGGTATGCGTTTTCCCAAAGTTCAAAGGATACCCCCATGTCGTTAGACCTCGGGGAAGCCTTCAAGAATTACCTTAACGATGTAATTGAAGAAATGCAGCGGTTCATTTCTCGTTACGGTAGCATGGATACGTATGTGTGGGTTGACCCCGATGAATACAAGTACGAACCCATCGAGAACACCTACGATGGTCTGAGTCAGCAGGAGTTGGCCGATGAACTTTCCAAGAAGGATGCTATTATTTCCGATAAGAAAGAGAGTGTCGCCATATTAAACGAATTTCTTGACGAAGTTGACCAGTGGGAGAAATTCAAGTATCGTGTCAGGCAGGCATATAGCAATCTTATTGAGATTTACATAAGGGTTGAAAAAGCGGCCAACATGAAGATGGACCTCGAACTTGCCGAATGGTATCGCAAAGCATTCTTCACTACGGTAGATTATCTATACAAAGAGCTTGACCTGGAAGATGCTTGCAGGGAAGTTACTCGGTGGTGAGATTGGCATACTCCAACGGATAAATATCGTAAAAATATAGCAGGACCCCTTGACAGTCCTGCTTTTATTATGTATATTCTCCTTGAATCATAAGGAGATATACGATGCAAGAAATTACTGCAGTCTGCAAGACGACAGCCTATAACAAATGGGGAAGGACCGACGACCCCAAGGATTTGACCGTCGGTGCGAAATATGCGGTTGCCTATGTGGTTATCCACAGCAGTTACACTCAGGTTTACCTCGAAGGTGAACAGTGGCAGCATCCGTACAACTCGTGCAACTTCGATTTCTTCGACAAGGACGGCAAGGAAATCGATATCGTGGACTATTTCAGCAGAAAGTGCGGCATGCACATGTGCTAATATAGGATGGTGACAACATGAGCGAATTTAGAGTAAAGGTTCCAATAACCGTCACTGTACCAGTACGGTCCCCCGCTAAAACAAAGGGCGACGCTGTTGATGTTGCCGTTGCCGCTGTCCATGGGTATATGCCGTGGCTTGACCTTAAAATTGACAGAGATGCCATCGTGATTGAAGAACTGAAAGATGGCACACCTCTTGCCAAAGAACTATTTATGAATGCCGAGTTTATGGCCTTATAAGGAGTGAATCATGTTCTATATCGAAAGAAGCTTAACTGGCCCGTGCCTGTGCAGCGACACTCATTACTGCTTGGGGATGGATTCTGAGGGTCTCGGATGGTTCAGTGACGGAAGCAAGGCTCTTGCCTTCCCGACCAAGGAGGAAGCAGAGTCGTTCTGCAAATCGCATAAGTTGAACCTTGACGCTGACAAGAATGGCTATGAACCCCGCTATGTCATCGTGGAAGAACTCCGTATTCCAGAGGTGAAGGATATCGCCGACAAGTACGGGTTGCTTTCCCATGACACCGATGTTTTCATTACATGGGGTGCGAAGGATTACAGGATACGTATCGTAATGAACACCGACGTAGTGGCATCACCCCGTCATCAGCGTTATGATTACGTTGTCGGGGCGAGACTTGTCAAGATAAAGCATGGCGGTAATGCTTCAACGACAATCATCGAAGAGATTCACAACCCTAGCTACAAGCAGCTTGAAGAGTTTGTGGCGAAGTGCGTACGTGAACATAAAGTTGGCGCTGTGCCGCAAGGAGACTAAAATGACGACGAACGCTCCCAACAAGTACAGGCTCAATCCGTTGAAGATGCCTCCTGATGCGTTCCCAGCAGCGCCTCCCCCGAAGAACCGTGTTCCGTTCTTGGACATATTTGCACTGCAGGAGGAAGTCAAAAGGCTTCGCAAGGAAAACGAGAATATCAAGAAGGGATTGCCAGTATGGCATAAGGCGTCTGGTCTCGACAATGTCGGCGACAACACATGGTGCATCCTGTACAGCAAGCTACACGGCATTGGAATCGGGTATTGGAGTCCGTACTACGGATGGATGTTCTACAAGGAGAACCTCATCCAGACGGACAGTGTGACACACTGGATGCCATTCCCAGAGGCACCTAAGGATTGATTATGCAATTCAGAATTATCAAGGAAACGATTGAAAAGGACGATGGTTCAACCCAAGTCTTTTTCTACCCGCAGAAGAAGGGATGGTTCTTCTGGAACTACTTCTACTACTATAACGGAACCTGCCCGTTTGAATACCGTTTCGTGACCGCTGATGAAGCCGAGCGTTTCATCGAAAGGGAAGTCAAGAACAGCAGTCCTTCGGCTATCGTAGTAGTGAAGGAATTTACCATCAAACGAAAGTAGACTGAGGTAACAGAAAGATGAAAACCTACAAAGGACAAGAAATAATCAAGGCGGCGAAATACCTTCAAAAGATGGGCAGCGTCCGTTCCAGAATCGAACAGGAGTTCACACTAGATTCAATCGACGTTGAAGACCGTGAAGCGACAGTACACTATCTCGGCAAGGTCGAGGGCGAAGATGCCAAACTTAACGTGACCGTGTACAAGGCAAAGACTTACGGCAATGTATATGCGGCCTATCTTGCTGGACAGCGTTTCGAGGAAAAGGAGTACGACAAGGTCTACATCTGGCTGCATTCCATAACAAAGCTCGATACGGAAGAGGCGAAGACTGGCAAGCTGCAGCTCCTTCCCGAACAATGGAAGAAAGTTCACAAGGACTTCATGAAGAAGTTCTTCAAGGATTTCAACATCGACAAGCATGACCAGCAATGGCCTGAGTGCTTTGTCGAGTTCAAGTATCTCGGGCACGGTTCTGGACACGACCTCGATAAGGAATTTGGGTTGGTTCTCTTGGAATACGACCCTGCATTGAAGGATTTCAAGGAGAGTTTCAACGATTACCAGTTCGAGGTAAAGATTGGCATTTCCAACGATACCACGAAACTTGCTCTTGGCTACTATACCCACGAGTACGAAAAAGACTTGGATGCCGCATTACAGGCTATACTTCCTATGGCAAAGGAAGGAATCACACCCATTCTTAGCTATTACGGATGCAACGGGTTTCATTATGTCGAGGGAACCTATGACGAAATCCTTGAAATCTGCAAGGGAATGAAGGAACGTCTGTTCGCATACTATGACGAAATCATTAAAAACCGTGGCGGAAACCCGAACTGGCGTTCCGCTATCAGATGGGAAGAAAGCGGCCCTGTATATCCTGCCGAGTCGGAAGAATCCACCAAGGCAAAGGAACTGCTCGACGCAAAGGAAAATGCCTTGAAGGCGGAAAGTATCGAGCGTGTCGTAAACGTGGCTAAAAGATTTTTCAATGTCAATATCGTTGGGTTGTTCAAGGACAGTACCATAGAATGCAACAGCTACCGTTTTGCCGACAGCGTTACAATCAAGGTTCCCTACAAGTTCCCGAAGGTTAAGGGTTCCAAGGTGGTCATGCAGGACAAGGTTCTCGAAATCGACTTATATCGTGATGACTTCCCGAGGTCTTACGGAGAGGGTCGCTACGACGAACTCACTGTCACTTACTCGATTCCTGCAATCTACGGTACGATGGACGGCGAGTATTTCTCCTTTGAGGAAGCGCTCAAACATGACAGCGAGAAGCTGATGACCTTGAAGCCGACAAGGAAGAAAGGCAGGGCATTCAGTAGTGAAAAATGGGGAGTATGTAAGAAACCCGTATTCACCCACATTCAGGACCTGATTGATGGCCTAGAAAAGTATCTCAAATACAAGGGTTTTGCAAGCAAGGCATAAAAGAAAGGCTTCCAATCATGTTGGAAGCCTTTTACATATCCTGACTTGGTTAGAACACTGCGGGTTCTTCTTGGTCTTCACTAATTTTGCCAAGTTCTCCCAAGTAACCTTCGTTACCAACGTCACCAAAGTCCATTGAGCCCATTTCTTCAATGTCGTTACCAAGGTCCATTGAGCCCATGTCTTCATTGTCGTTACTAAGGTCACCAAATTCCGTTTGGGGGATTTCGATACTGTCGTAGGGATTACGTTCGTCTATCTCTTGAGATGGGTCGTCGAAGTCACCATCTTCTATGCCTTCCATGCAAACCTTTGTTATCTTACCGATTGCATCGACCTGATTTTTGCTCAGTCCGAGCTGGCTTACGCCTTCCATGAAAATCTTGATTCTTTTATCCATATCGTTACCATAGGTGGATTCACCCAATAGTTTATCACTTTTCGGTTCCATGAAGTTTGTAATCGTCAGGCGGTCACCCATGATTTCCTTCAATCGGTTCAAATCTGGGTTGAAACCCTGTCTGGCAATATCGTCCCTTGCCCACATGTTGAACAGGTCTTCATAAATGATAGCCTGCAAGTCCTTGTCGAATCGCTGCCATTTTTCGAAATTTCCATAGTATTTGGTGAATGTTAATGGATATATACGAGTTCCATCACCATGGTGTGTGCGTCCCCACATGAGCTGTTCGATGTTCAGGTCTTCCATAGGAACGTTTTCATGAACGTTGATTGCACCTGATTGGTTTCGTACCTCATATTCGTCTATTCTGTATTTTTTGATGTTTTCTGGGGTGCATTCAAGCGATACAATCAATGGTGCTTTAGCTATATCTTCAATGAATGTCTTTCCCGTTGAAAACCAAATGCAGTTGGCTTCACCGTTATCGTGGATGCGAAGGCCGTTCGTAAGGATGTCCCTAAGACCATCATCGGTAAGCCCAGTCATGTAACCGCATATATGGTACAGTTTCGGATAGCCTGCACTTTCTGCTGCCTCGTTGAAGATGTGCATCTGTTGCAGATGTTCTTTCGCCTTTTGTTCGGATTTATGTGAAGACAGGATTTTACCAGTTTCGTGGCTCTTGATGACCCACTCGGCCAGTTCGCCCTTTGAGTTGCGGTGGCCTTTCATGTGGCATACATATTCGTACAGTGGTTGCATAGGGGAATCCTAAATTGTTTCCCCTACAGTTTATACCTAGAATTTGCATTCCTTGCGTTCGACACTGTACTTGCCGTCGTTCTCATACTGGTATTTCGCCCTCGTGAATCGGGAACCGTACTCACGGGAAATGCTTTGGACGAGGACAGTCGTAGGGTTAATTTCGAATGTCATGTCGTAATCACAGCTGGTCTTTGCGATTAGAATGCCTTCGTGGTAGATTAACCCCTGTACGCCTTCTTCCTTGCATTCGCATCCGCCGAACATGCCGAGGATACTCACTAACAGGCAGAGTGCCCCCAGAAAATACATTACTCCTTTTGATTCCTTGCTCATACTTTATCTCCTTTTATTTCAGTTACGTCCAGTTCATACCATTTGCTGTCTTTTTTATTTACTACCTTAATCTGCAATGTCTTGTCGCTATCGTCAGATATGTCATACTTGCGTTCGTCGAGGATTTCGGCGGATTCGCCATTATCATAGCAATGTAAAAGCTGTACATAGACATGGTTCTTTTCACGAGCACATTCGAACAGGATGAAGTTATTCTTGTCGATATGTTCGTTATTCCATGTATAGCAAAGACCGTTGATATTTTTGAAGTCAGAAAGTGAGAACTGGCATTCAATATCGGTAGGCGTTTTTGCCTCGATAGTACGCAAGTTATAGTCCGTATATACTACGTTCTTCATCTTTCTAAGTTCATCGGCAATTTTGCTGGGAACAATCGTCCTGTTGAAACATACCGTGGCAGAATTATCGTGGACTGAGATAACTCCATTGGATATGACATCGAACTTGACATCGTATCGGTCCTGAAGCTCTTTCAGGTTAATGAGAAATGTTTTAAGATTATTGGTCATTGGTTGAATTCTTTTTGTTAGAATGGTAGCGTGTCGTCCTTGTTGACAAGTAAAAGTTCCGTTAGCTCTGACTGGCTTAACGTGAACGGTGGGTAATACTTTCCCTTCACGTATTGCCTCGGCCTGTTCCACTTCTCGTACAGAAGGAACGGCATGAGAACCCGTGAGACGAAACGGTAGGCTCGAATCATCTTGGTTACGAACGGGCTGTGGAAATCCTCTGGGTACAACTCGTTAAGCGTTCGGTAGGCTTCCTCGTCGGAAACCTGTTCGCCATAGTAGTCCCCAGTGATGCTTCCATAGATTTCGCTGAAATACACACAGGTTCTGCAACATGAGGTTGCATAGCGACGGCAACGGTCACAGACGTTCATTTTCAAACTTGTCCTTCAATTTGAGATACAGCTTGTATTCGTCCTCTTCGCTTTTCTTTGCGAGGGCTTCATCTTCACGGCGTTTAGCCTCTTCCTGCTCACGCTTCTTCTGTTCCCAGTATTCCTTGTGCCATTGCTGGAATTCCTTGGCTGCTTCTTCCTTGTTTCCGTCAAGGTACTTCATGATGATGGAAGACGGGACGGGGAAAGTGTAATATTCTCCTTCACCCATAATAACCTCTTCCACACAAAGGTTGACAATTTTCGGGACGGAAATTGCGGTACAGAACTCGTTTCCGAAGTCAAGGCTCTGCAAATACCAGCCTCCAGGGCAATCCTTGAAAAATGCGTTCACCATTTTGCGAAGCTCGGCTTCGACAGCGTTGATGGTTCTGTATGCGTTTTGATACGCATGAAGTTTTTCTATGCTGTTCATCTGAATTCCTTTTTTATTTATAGTACGTTTTCCATTCACTGCTGGTGTTCTTCACTTGGAAAACAGCCCATCCAGCAGTGGTCTCACTGAGTATCTTGTTGTCGTAGTCGTGGTATTCGTTGTACTTTCGTCTGTATCGACGGAAATAGCGTTCCATTGCGTGTTTTGGGCTTGCCGCACGGACTACATAAATGGGGCGGTCACTATCCCAGAACGAGCCGAACAATTTGTCGCTCCTGCGGATTTCATAAACGTCCCAGCTCTTCACGGCTTCACGGAGACGGTGAAACGCCTTCTTGTTGTCACGCCTGACCAAGATGACGCCAACGATGATGCTTGCCACTATCGACGCTGCTACAACTGTTGTTATCGACATATTTCCTCCTAACCCTAGCTGACATGGTATAGTTCGCCATAGTCGGCACAGGTCTTAACCTCGTCCCAAATTTGGTCCGAAATCTCCTGAATTTCTGAATGCTTCGAGAACTCCTCCCACAACGCCTTTGCATCGTAGAATTCGTCCACGGGCTTCTTACAGAATTGGACAATGATATCGGGCGTTCCTTCGGGGAAGATGAACTTGTCGTCCCGTTCATTCACTTCGCCGAACATGTAGGTCGGGTTGAGAAGGCTCTTAGTCACCTTGGCGTCATCCTTGACGAACTGTTCGGTCAGTTTCGCACCGAAGCACTTGGTCGCAATCTCTTCCACTTCTTTATAGTATCTCGGGTAAGACGCACTGCCTCCCCACTTGAAATCTACTCCCATAATTATCTCCTTATTTGTGTTTGATGGGTTCGTTGTAATGATGGACTTCCACCGTTCTCTTCACCGTGTCAACGATGAGCAAGTCAAGGTTGGAAAACTTGAAGCCCTTGGAGTTGATGATGTCGTACGCACTGATGCCCGCATTACCGTTCACGTAATGATAGATATAGCGGATTAGCATCCCGTGCGAAATTGCGATTACGGCGTTCGTGCTGTTCTCGTGACGGATGTCGTTGCCCATGTCGTGCAGCACGATTCTCGCCCGTTTCTCCATCGTGGATGCGGGGAGGAACACCAGCTTGTTGAACTCCTGTTCCGTAATCTCCCAGAACTTCTTGTTCCCGAGAGCCTTGCAATCGAATTCGCCTAGGCTCGTGGTCACTTCGGTAGGGAGACGGTCGAACAGCAGTTTCGCAGTGCTGATGCAACGCTTGGTCGGGGAGCTGACGATAACCTTCCTGTCGGACTCTGGGATGAACTTGCCGACACGCTCTTCCCAGTCGTCTGGCTTGTCATAGAGGTTGATGTCGGTGTTTTCGTACCCAGCAACCATCGAACCCGATAGGTTGGCCGAAGTCGGTGCATGTCTGATGAAATAGAATTTCATTATTTATACCCCATTATTTTGTCAACATATTCGCACAACTCTTCAAGGTCTTTGTCGTACTCGACATCCATAGCGGCTACACTATCCATGTCCAATGCTAACACTTCTTTGAACTTGTCATCTTCCTTTACATACCGCTTTGGCAAGCAGTCGGAATAGATGAATTTGCTGCTATCCGACGGGTCCACCCTGCAGTCTACGCCATAGAACATCTTTCCACATGGGAACAGGGCGACATACCATTTGCCAGTGTTCGACGGTTCGATAACAAGGTCGCATTCACGGTTGTAAATCAGTTCCTTGACGATATCCTTCTTAATCCACTGGCAGAACATGTAGGCTTCTTTAAGCTGCTTGCCCCAATTCTTGGTTAAGTCAAAATTGTAGTAACTTTCTTCGCTCAACATGTTAGCCTTCCCTCTTCACTACATCTTCGTAGGTATTGCACGATTCTGGCGGCGGAATTGGTGTCCCGCACGACGGGCAGTAACAGATGCGCTTAAAGTGGTTCAATGCGGCCTTGTTGAGAGCGTCGAGTACATCCTTTGTGTAGATGAAGTAGCACGGCTTGTTACCTGGGCGGAAGGCACCCTCAACCTCGAAATTGTAGAGCGTGCTATGGTCATTCACGTTCTGCAACGGCTTGTCTTCGGAAAGGAGGTACAATCCAACGCACGGTTCCCCTTCTGGGATAACTGGGGTTTCTTCGGGGAAGTGGTGAACTGGGATAGACGACTTCCTTGCTTCGAGTTCGTTGTACATGTGTGCCAAGTTGTTGTACTTGTCCACCAGTTTGTTCAACTCGTCTAGTTCCTTGTCGGCCCTATGGGATTCCTTGCATGACTCGCACTTGCTGACTTGGAAAGCGTTGGCAGAACCCTGCAAGGCGAGGATGTGCTCTTTGAGCTGCTCGGTTTCCAGTCTGGCAGATTTCAGCAGGGTGATGATTTCGCCCTCGGTAGCCACACCAATGTCCTGATTGTCGAGCAAGGCGGTTACTGCGTCTTCCGTATGGGCATTACGGTATTCGTCAACAAGGATTTTGAACACTTCGTGGGAAACAAGGACACTCTTATCCATTGTTTCAATAGCATTTTCAAGCGAGCACATCGGAAACTCCTTTTTGTTGTTTGTCAGGATGGTATAAATATATTTTATTAATGTATTTTTGTCAAGGGAAAATCATGCTTCCGTACGAATCTAATGAACCCAAATTGAAATCAGTTTTCCAAGCCGAAGGTCACAACCCTGTGTATCAGGCGGAATGCTATAACCCTGCCATCAAAGCCGAGTGTCATAACCCCGACATCAAGGCCGATGCCTGCCCTTTTCAGCCTATGCCGAAAGAAGAATGGTAGGATGCCTTGCCAAATTCGGGCAGATTTGTTATATTTTAGCTGATTACGTGCATTTTAAACAGGATTTGATTCATGATTATCATTGACCCTCACCCGTTCGTGTTCAAGCAGGTCAAGGCCATGCTGAAGGAACTGTGCGATAAGCCGAAGTACGAGAAAGTAATGGTCGTGCTAGGCTACAACATCATGCAGAGTTCCGAAGCGCTTGCCCTGAAAAAGAAGCATCCCGATTACAAGCTAGTGGTTTACAACTTGGAGCAACTCTATGTTGGAAGCCCTTGGCTGAACGCCAATACTAGGAGCTGGTTTGCAAGGGCCGACGAGATTTGGGACTACAACTTGGAGAACATCAGGTTCTTCTCCGATGTTCTCGGGTACAGGGCCAGCTACCATCCTATTAAGTGGGTCGAGTCCTTGAAGACGCTGGAACAGGTGAAACCAGAGGAAATGCTGTACGATGTCCTGTTCTACGGCGAGGAAACCCCGAGAAGGAACAAGCTGATAGGCGAGATGAGGGCTGCACACCGCAACTGGGCAATCATCACTGCGACGGGAGTTACTGGCCCCTCACTTGACTTCCTTATCGCCCATTCCAAGATTATCCTGAACATCCACGCTTTCCCGCAGTACCAGTGTCAGGAAATCGTCCGCATGTTCTACCCGTTAATCAACGGGAAGTGCATCGTCAGCGAACCGTCCAAGAATGACAACTATGCTGGCGACTCCGTTGTGTATTCCTCCTATAACAACATGATTGAAACTGTGAAGGGTCTTCTTACCGATGGCAAATGGATTAAAGTCGCTACTGAGGCATCTGATAGGTTCCGCAGACACACCACCAAGCAGTGAGCCTGCAAAGGAAATCAAGCCTCCTCGTAAAGTGTACAAGTACACTGTCATTGAGTGTATCTTGAACGACTATGAACCCGTCAGGGAAGTCAAGCACTCGAAGCCAGATGTCCATTACCTGCTGATAACCGACAACAAGAAACTGAAGAGCAAGACATGGGATGTCCACCACATTTCTGAATATCCCTGCCTCGAAGGAATCAACGATGTCATCGGGATTCTGAACTACGTTCGCTACCATACCTTCGAGTTCGCCGACACGATGGTTTCCATCTATGTCGATGCGAGCATGATGATTAACAAGCCGCTCGACAAGCTGTACGACGACTTCGTGAACTCCAATTCCGACATCGGGCTTTCCATACATCCTTACAGGACGAATGTATATGATGAACTCCGTGCGTGGCAGACTGCCCGTGGGCTTTCGCCAGAGGAAGTGACCGCACAGAGGAAACTGTTCGGCAAGACGGGCTTCAACAAGTCCGTATTGTTCCAGTCTGGAGTAATCATACGCCAGAATGTCAAGATTGTTAACATAATCGACGAAATCACATGGTCTTTCCTGAAACTGACGGGCGTTGACTGCTCGTCAGCAAGGCTTGACCAGACCGTTCTCACCTATGTTCTCGCAACCTATTTCAGCGGGGTCAAGTTCCTCCTGTTTACACAGCATCTAATTCAATCGAGTTACATAACATGGTGCAAGCACGGTTCGGACCAGCCTATTCTCATCGACAAGCGGTATTATGTCAGACCATCCGTTTTCGGGGTCGTCGTGAACCCTTACATGATTGAACCTGTCGAGAATCCGAAAAATAAGATAATTTAATGACGACGGCGGGAGCAGGCCGTCAAGGATATTTGAATGCAGTTTGGTGTTATTGAAAAGAGAATCACTCGTTTATGGTGCAAGACTCCTGCCTTGCTTATCGGACCACCTGGTATTGGAAAGACCCAGTTCTGCCGTTCGCTAGCAAGGATTCTGGAATTGGAGCTTGTCGTACTGGACTGTTCCCAGTCTGGCGACTCTGGCGACCTTATCGGCTTGCTTGAAATCGAGAACCATGTCCACCATCATACGAAACCTGACTGGATGGATGGAGTCAAGCCAAAGCTGGTATTCATCGACGAAATCAACAGGGCCAAGGGGGAAGTCATTGCGGCCTTGATGAAGCTGTGTTCTCCCGAACAGTCGTTCAACGGGTTTACCCTCCCAGAAGGCTCCCGTGTTGTCCTCGCTATCAACCCGTCCAATGTTGACTCCAACCAAGTCATGCCGCTTAACCGTGCGCTGTTCACCCGCTTCGCCCGTTACCGTGTCGAAGTCGATGCAAACTATTGGGTCAAGTGGGCTGAAAGCGCTGGTATCAACAAAATCATTTGCCGTTTCATTTCGGGTCACAACAACGCTTTGTATGTGGATGACACCGAGCTTGACTCCGAGGATGAAAACACCGCCAACCCACGTTCTTGGGAAAACTTCGCCCGTCTTTTCGACAATGCGTACAAGGCGGGGGATTATGTCGATGCCTATGGAATCCCTGTTGAGGGCGGCATGGAAACCCTTCTGATAGACGCAACTTCTACCCTTGGCCCTGACATGGCCAAGACCTTCACTGAATGGTTCAGGAAGAATGGCAACACCCTCGATGCTGACAAGGTTCTTAAAGCGAAGGAAAACGATTGGGCGAAATACAAGGCAATAATCGACGGCATGAGTGTTCCGCAGCTTACGAAGTTGAGCGACGGGGTTATCGCAAAGATGGACGAGGCGTACGATAAAGGAAAGCAGTCGAAGGAAATGTCCCTGAACTTCTGGTATTTCTACTTTGCCGTCCAGCCAGAGATACGGGCGCAGATGTACAACTTCCACCTGATACACCTTGTATTCCAGATTTCAGAGAACAAGGGCAACTGGCTTTCCCTCCTAAGGGAACATGTCGGGGCGGAAAAGAAGGAAATGCTGAAAGCAAGTTTCAGCGAGTTCAATCAGGTTAACTAATGTCGGCTTTATACAAGATAGAACAGGCAAAGACGATTCTGGGGTCGGTGAACGCTCCCGCCCTGTGTTACATCAACATGGCGGAACCTCTTGTCGAGGATGACAGGACGAAAACGCTGATGATTGACGCACACCTGCCAGGTCACCTTTACCTTGTCGTGAACAGCCGTTGGGCCGAGATGATGGACCTGAGCGACCTTGCGAAGATTCTCTACATAGAGGCTTCCCGCATAGCCCTGCACCACGTTACGAAACGTGCCGTTGACAACAGGTTCAACCTCCTGTCGAGCGACATCATCTGCTACTCTATGGCTAGGGGATGCCTTACCCTTACGGGCACATCTTTCCCTGACGCTCTCGACAAGAGCAAGTCCAGCATCTACTACGAGCAGGGAAAGCTCCTGTACAAGAACGAGACTGGAAAGGAATGGGATGACGACTGCGATTACCACGAGAAGGTGGCGATGTGGATGGAACGGGCTGCAAACCAGTCTGGTGACGGTGAGGGCGACGAATATTCGGACAGTGGCGATGGCGAGGGGGAGAACAGCGAAGGGCCAGCAACCCCGCAGGAAGCCCTAGAAGACTACTTCTGTGACGGGACCCGTTCGGACAACTGGTCTCCGAACGAGACCATAGCGAGCGACATCGCCTTCGAGACGAAGCATCTGGAAGAAAACGGTGGCTTTGCGGGTACTAGCTGGGGTCTGAGCGCTGGTGACATCCTGATGAAGATTCTGGCCGCACAGAAGCCTCCCGTTGACCACAGGCGCATCATCCGTTCGTTCGTAGGCACGGTGGTCTCACAGCGCACGGAATCGACGAGGACGAGGCAGAACAGGCGTTACAACCTGCTGTTTCCCGGTCATCGTTCCGTTTACGACTGCAATCTGCTCCTTGCTGCAGACTCTTCGGGTTCGATGTCCGATGAAGACCTGTCCGATGCAGGCTGTCTGATAGCCAAGATTGCAACTGGGGCCAAGATAGACTTTTCGTGGTGGGACTGCAAATGCACCCTTCCCGCTACTTTCAAGCCAGGTAGTTCCCGCAAGAGCTTCGACGTGACGGGGCGTGGGGGAACCAATCCGCAGTGCGTATTCGACATGCTCAGGGATAATAAACTTGTGAGAAAGTATTCGGGCATCATCATCTTTTCGGACATGATTTTCGACGAGATACCGAAACCGAGGGAAATCCCCGTTGACAACATGCTGTGGATATGCACGGCTGACGGGAGCAACCCCCCGAAATGGGTTCCCCGCCGAAGGATTATGCGTTGCAAGGAGATTATGAGCTGCATTAAAAAAGACCCTTGACTTTTAGGGGAAGAGTGGTTATATTTATCTTGATATAGTTAGCTTGTTCGCAATATAGTTAATTAAATAGGTACAGCATGAGCGAGACAGTAGAATTGCCAAAGAAGAAGATGTGGTCCACGATTTACCACGATACGGTCAATGACCAGATGTACATGTGGTATGTGGACGGCACGAGCGAGGTATTGCCAGTCAGACACCGTTCATATACGAACAGACTTGGTGAATACGGGGCCGTAGAATGCGGGATGAAGGACATCTTCGGAAACGACGTTTACGAATTTTACCTTTCACATAACGAAGAAAAGGAAATCAAGAGACAGTATCAGGGTTCGGCAAACCATTTCAACGAGATTGACATTGACCCCCGATGCCGCTTCCTGCAACAGCAGTACGAAGGCTACGACATCGAGCCGCCGAAAATCAAGGACATGAACCTTTGCTTCCTTGATATCGAAGTCTCGACCGAGGGTAGGTTTCCTGTCCCTTGGTTGGCCGAATACCCGATTAACCTCATCATCCTCAACTTCGCCGAATATTCAGTCCAGTTCGGAACGCTCGATGTGGATGAGGCTACCCTTGAAAAGTACAAGGAATTGAACTGTACCTATGTCAAGTGTGCAACCGAAGCGGAACTCTTGACGGGCACGTTCAACTACATCAGGGAGCATAACGTAGATATCCTCTCTGGTTGGAACTTCGCATACGATACCGAGTTCATTTACCGCCGTGCAAAGAAGCTGGGCATCCCTCTCAAGCTCATGTCGAGAATGCCAGCAGGAACCGAAAAGGCTTACTTCGACGAAAAGAAGAAAGAGCTTCATATTGCTGGTACGGAAGTCATGGACTTCTACCTCCTCTACAAGAAGTACACTTTCTCCGAAGAGCCGAGCTACAAACTAGATTACATCGCAGAAAAGGAAGTGGGCGAGAAAAAGGTGCCTCTTCCAGATGGATACCTGTCGTGGAAAACTTTACCGTCACTGTTCGGCTACTATAACGTGATAGACGGTGACCTGTGTAGAAAAATCCAGAACAAGAAAAAGATGTTCGACCTTGCCCTCATGTCATCTGCGGAGGCTCGTGTCCCGATTACATCAGTGTTCGAATCCAAGAAGATGATGGTGGGCTTCGTTCTGAACCACCTTCACAAGCAGCACATGGTGTTCCCTGTTTACAGGCCTACTGCAAAGGAGGAATACCCAGGTGCATTCGTGTATTCTGTCCCTGGGTTCTACAAGATAGAGGTTTCATACGACTACCGAAGCCTTTATCCGTCAATCATGATGACATTTAACATCAGCCCTGAAACCAAGGTTATCAAGCCTATCGACTATGAGCTGACCGAGGAGGAAAAGAAGGTTCTCATCAGGTCGCCGTGGACGCACAACGGTCAATATCAGGTGTTCTACCGCAAGGATGTTGAAGGTATCGTTCCTCAGGTTACTAGAAAGCTGTTCAACGGTCGTGCCGAACTGAAGATTAAGAAGAAGCAGGCCGAAAAGGACGGTAACGAAGAACTGATGGAAATCTACGACATGATGCAGAAGGTGTACAAGGTGCTCGGTAACTCCCTGTACGGCTTGCTCGGTACTCCGTTCTTCGCATTCTACGATATCGACAATGCTGCATCCATTACGGCTTACGGTCAGAGGCTCATCAAGTACACTTGTAAGCATCTTGCCGACTACATCAATAACGACCTGTCTAAGGACCAGAGGTTCATTAACACGTTCGGTTACTCCCCGAAGATTAACCCCGACTACTGCGGTGAAATCTTCTGGAACGAAGCGAATGTGGACTTCGACGATGTTGAAAAGGCTACGGAATGGGGTTACGACATCACTGGCGACATCCTGCAGCGGAGAATGTCCCACGGCGATACCGACTCCTTCTACGCAAAGTTCGACGACATCTACGAGGAGTTCAGCAAGAATCAGGGTAAGAAAGTTCAGGTTGTCGTATATGACGGTCACCAGATTATACAGAAGAACGACTTCGACGCTGGCAACGAGATGGCCTACAAGAAGAACTTCGCCCTCATGGCACATACCTACTGCCCCGATGTCTACCATAACCCGAAGAACATGGAACCTCAGGAAGTCAAGGGCAGCAAGTTTAAGTTCACCAAGTTGCAGATTATGTACAAGGACGGCATGATTTCCAACAAGCGGTACAGGGTTATTCTCAACCGTTATCGTTTGACAGACTTCTGCCGTATGTTGGATGCTTCCATTCTCGAAGAGAAGCTTGACGATTACATGGAAAGCTACGCTAACCTTTGGGGCTACCATTCTAACGAATTGTTCCTGAAACGTGAAAAGTGCATTTACAAGACCATTGTGACTGCAAAGAAGAAATACATCTGCGTGGCTGAATCCAACGAAGACATCGTCTATCTCGACATGAAGAAGGAAGACCTCCCGATTCATCCGCACTACGCAATCACTGGTCTCGAAATCGTGCGCTCGTCCACCACCATGTTCTCTCGTGAACGTATGATGAACACGGTGGAACTCATGATGGACACGATGGATAGGGAAACCCTCCGTAAGCGTGTTGTCGAAATCAAGAATGAATACACCCAGAAGATTATGGACCAGTCGTACCTCGACATTTCCTGCCCGTCTGGCGTTAAGGAAGAGCCGCCTGAGTATTTGGAAATGCTTAACTTCCCGAAGGAAGAGTTGAAGAAAATCGACTGGCGTAGAAAGGCTGCATCTGTATGGAATTACCTTATCTTGAACGACAAGGAACTCATGAAGAAGCCATACGAGCCTATCCATGCTGGCGACAAGATGAAGTACATCAAGGTTTGTGACAACCCGTTCGGCATCACCTCTATCGCTTATACTGGCGATACAGTTCCGCCTCAGTTGCTCAAACTGTTTACACCAGACTGGGAAGGACACTGGAATGTGACCGTTTCCAACATCCTTGGCCGTCTTTTCAAGGCAGTCGGTTGGGGCGAACATATCGAGGAAGACCAGACCCAAGATATGTGCGACCTGTTCTAAGGAGGTAAAATGAGACACGCAAAATATGCAGAGTATAACCAGTCGTTCTTCGGCAAGATAGCTGTTGGCGAAATCGCATGGCAGTATCGTGACAAGCACCCGACGGTCTACATCAAGTACAAGGGCACTGGGCATACCGCCGAAGACCCGTTCATGGAGGCGTCGTTCAGCCCTATTATAAAGGAGTCGATGGGAAGAAACATCCCTGATGATGTCAGGCGTTTCTTTTTTACGCTCGATAGGTTTGTTTCGATATATGCTGTACGGGTTGAATACGACGGTACAGAACCGAACGAACGCTTAGAGGAAATCTATTTTGAAACCGATTTCCCTAACTAACAAAAGAGGCGGCCCTTTCGGACCGCTTCTTTGTTGCATTGAGTTAAGTAGAGTTATGCTCCGCCGAACGCCTTCTTCGCTTCGGCTGTCTTTTTCTGAACCTCTGCGATGCATGTGCAGATTTGGGTTGCGTGTGACAGCAGCTCTGTGCTATTGCTGTTGTTAGCGGCTTCGAGCATCTTGTCGCCAATTCCAAGAAGTTCGCTTAGCTTGTTAACACAGTCGTCACGGTCCTCGGCTGACATGTCGTTGGAGTGGGCCTGCTTGAACTTTTCGATGTTCTTCTTCATCGCTTCCTTGTAGTTCTCGATGAGCTTAATCCAGTTGTTCTTGTACTCGGTCTCGTCGAGGCGTTTCAGGCCACCTGCGAACTGGTTCATTGTTTGCGGGTCGTTAATGCCCATGAATCCGAAGAAGATTTTGAGAGAGGTCTTTATCTTGTCTCTCTGGGCCTTTACGATTTCGTTGATTTCGTTTTGAGCGTCCTTCTGCGACATTCCGCCTTTCATGAACTTATTCTTGATTTCGTCAACTTTCTTTTGGTCTTCGGTGTCAAGAATCTTCTTGTTCTTCAAGTTGAGATAGTCTTCTTCATTATCGCTCAACCTTACGTTGCTTGATGCCTGCTTTTCAGGGTTCCACCATGTCGGGTTGCTGTTAGGGTCGTTGGCGTTCAGCTTGATTCTTACAAGATGGTACTTCTTTGTGGCAATGCCCATCAGGTACTTGGACAGCATTTCGCCAGTAGGCTTGCCTCCGCAGAACTTGGCGAACTCGTCGTCAGTTTCAGCAGCTTGGCGAGCAAAGCCATCTTCGTCGGACAAGTCTTCGAGAAGGTTGTGGAGGTTTTTGATTTCTTCGTCGAAATCACCGATTTCGTCATAGAATTCTTCCACAGCGTCTTCTGGGTCGGAATCCTGAGTGCAATCACGGAGGTCACTGAGCATGTCGCTAATGATGCTTCCCATGTCCTTCTTGATTGTGTCAAGAACTTCTTCGGAGATTCCCCATCTACCTACCCTGAGGTATGCGACAAGCTGTGTCGGCAAATTGCCGTTCACGCACTCGTCGTAGAACTTCATGAACTCGTTGTACAGGTACAAGACACGGATTGCATTTTTCTTCACGTCGTCTCTACCTTTCTTGCCTTCAATCAGTTCAAGCTCCTTCTTATGTTCGTTGACCAGATTTGCGGTATCTTCGGGCAAGTTCTCCAACTTGTCTAGGGCTGAGTTCCATCCCTTTACATCGTTGGTGATGTTTGCCTTATGTACGTCGTTCTTTGTGGAGAACTCGTACTTACCGCTGGTATCTTCCTTCGAGTTGAACTCGTCGTTGGCTGCTTGTGGAGCGCCAGTGTTCTGCTCGGTGGACACGCCGCCTTCGGACACTTCCTTGTAGTCGTAGGTCTTGTCCATTGTTTCCCTGTCAAGTCCACTTGCCTTCATGAGTTCGTAAGCCTTCTTGCTGAACTCCTCTTTTGTGTACTGCTTGTCGTCAATCGGCTTTCCGTCTTTCTTGGTAACGATGATATACTTCTTTTCCATAGTTCACTCCTTATTTTTCATCGGCAAAATCCATGAAGGATTTCTTCTCGGTCTTAGCGGGTTCAGTTTTCTGTTCCTGCTTGTCAGAACCACCCTTTGCTGCACTTGTGTCAACGCAGTCGTTCTTGGTAATGTCCTTACCTAGCATGAATGTTCCCTTCTTGGACTTGTCTCCCTTGTCGCCAGAGCAGGTTCCAACCCACCAGTGGAACTGGTCTCCAACAATGGGGCGAACATACTTGATGAAATAGGCACGGGCAGCAGCCTTTGACTTGAAGAAGCCGATACGAACACGCCATACGTCTTCACGGCTGGTATTCTGTGCAAGGCCGTCGAACTGGTATGTGTACACACCAGGGATATTCTTCGTCTGTGAAAGGAACCTTGCCTTTGCCATTGCTGAATCACGGTCGTCCTTGTTGTATGAAACGAGGTTGATGGTGAAGTCGTAATTCGGGTCGCATTTTTCTCCCTGTATCGGATGGAAATCATTCTCATTCCATTTGTAGTTTGGCTTCGGTTTCTTCTGTGCAGGGGCTGGCTTCTTTTCAATCGGCGTTCCGATGTTTTGTTCTGCTGGGGCAGGACATACAGGCGGGCATTCAACCTTCGGCGGTTCACACTGTGGCGGAGGCGGAAGCTGCTGGCGTACTGGCTGCGGAGCTGGCATCGGAGGAGGTTCAACCTTTGGCGGAGGAGGAAGCTGTGGCTGCGGTGCCGAACTGTAGTTTTTCCGTTCCCACGGGTCTACACCTCTAATTTCATAAGCGGGTTGATACTCACGAGTGTCAATCCTTGGACGTGTCTGGTACGTGTGAACGTCGTCATACTGCTTGTATGCGGCGGTTCCTGTGTTACTTTGCAAGTGCCAGTTGGTTCCACCAGATGTAGGCGGCTTCACTCGGGAATTTGTTCTTACCAAGTCGTTACCGTTGTAGATTGTCTGGTGACCCCAGTTGTTTGTCTTTCTCGGGTCAGATGCACCGACACCCGTCACGTAACGAACTCCATTCGGCGTTCTGCCGAATGAATATTCAAACAGGGCGTTGTGGGCAGTAACGACAGCCTCGACAATCGCACGGGGAGCAACCTTGCAGGCTGCCTCAATAAATGCCTTCATGCGCTTCTTGGCCATCCTCTTTGGACTGTCCACACCTTCCATAAGAGCCTTATCGTATTTCTGCATACTGTTCATAGCATTCTCCTTTAAACTTTATTGTTCCGCATTTTCAAGATACATTTTCTTCAACGCTTCTGCATACTCAGGAATTTCCAGAGCTTCGTTGATTAGTTCTCTGTCTTCATCGGAAGCGTTGCTGTATTCTTGAAGCATTTCCTTCGCATTGTCCTCGTCACCGCCGTTCAGGAACATGAAGTAGGCGACAAGGAGGGCGCCTGCCAATGTACCGACGGTCTTTCCAGCAGTTCCGTTAAAACCAAGTAGACGTGCTGCGATATTTCCGCCAGCACCGCCAGCGAGGACTGCAAGAGCTTTGAGCAAGGTTGACTTGGTGTCGCCACCATCGGCCCAGTCGATGTCGATTTCGTTTGGTCTGGTGAAGAAGTCGTACAGCTTGTAACCACCGTATGTAAGAGCGCCGATGACTCCGCCAGCAAATGCGAGTTTGACGGCATGCCATGCACCGATAAGTGCAGTCGAGATTTTACCCATCGTGGAGAACCTTCTTGTGAACATTTTCCACATGCTAGGATTTGTGAACATTCTCGGGTCGATTCCGCCAGGGAACGGATTTTGAGGTGCGGCCCCTGCATTTTCAGGCTTTGCTGTACGCTGGTTGAACGGGTTGTTCCTTCCGTTGCGTCCAGCAGTTGCTGCACCGTTGTTGACGGTTGCACTGTTGGTCGCAGCAGGGCCGTATGCACCGTAGCGGCCTTCTTCCTTGGCCATGCGGATTTTATAGTTGAGGTCGTTGAGCTTCTTTCCGTTCTTCGCCTCAAATGCCTTCGTGAGGTTTTCGCACTGGTTTTCGTAATCAATGCGGGCTTGACGGAACTTGCTCAAATAATCTGGGTCTTTCGGATTCAAAGCCTGTTGGTCCTGCTTTAATTTGGCCTTAGCCGCTTTGAGGTCTCTATTCAGCGGCTCCATCAAGTTGTCCTTTTCCTTTTGAAAAACATCAACGTTGAAATTGCGGGAACCTTTCTTCAAGCCTAGCTTCTGCATCTTTTCGTATTCTTTTGCATCCTTAGATGCCGTGTACATCAGGTTGTTCATCTTGCGTTCGACTTTATCCCTTTGCTTGAACAGCTTGCTTGCGTCCTTTGCATTCCTCTTGCTGAGGGAGGCTGGGTCAAGGTTCATGATTCTGTCGAGCCTGCTCGTCATGTCGGCATCCTTTGATGCGAGCCTGCCGAACTTGTCTAGCCTATGTGCTTTGCGGCCTTCCTTAGTAAGCAGTTTTAGCAATGACTTTCCCCATTTTCCTGCCCAAGCTCCGAGACCTTCCGTAAGGATTTGGGCCTGCGTGTCGTCAAGGCTTTCAACGAAGATTGCTTTATCGTCATCGCTCATGTCGGAAAACAGTGCGGTCAAACGCTCCTTGTCTTCGGGACTGATTGTTACTGACGGGGCGTTTTCAATGTCTTCCGAAACCTGCTGGTCAGCAGCCGTGTCAACCACATCGTCAACTGCGTCCTTTACGGCGTCTGCCACGGTTTCCGCCGTCTGTTCTGGGTCGCCGCACTCGAACAGGGCTGTATGGAGTCTCATGACCCCTTCGAGCTGATTCGCAGAAAGAATCTTTCTGGCGGACTGCTCAAATAGCTGTTTATTGTTCATAACTGTACTCAATGCTTAACTGAAAATAGTTTATAACTTTTTTGAGCCCATAGTTGACAATCTGGAACTTTTTTTGTATCTTTCCACAAAAAGGGAAACTCATGACTAAAAAGGTTCCTAACTTATATGAATTAAACGATATTCTCTGGAGTTCGTTCCGAGATATCTATTTTGAGGATGAAGGTCACCGTTACACCGATTCTGAGGGTAACGTGTACAAGTCCGTTTCTACCGTAATTGAAGAGTATCACGACGAGTTCAAGGAAAAGGAAGTCGCACCCCACACGGCAGCGAAAATGACTAGGGAACTCAAACGGGTCGTGACACCGAAAGAAGTGCTAGACATGTGGCACGACAAGAACAACTACGGGAAGGATATCGGCCATGAAGTCCACAGCGTGATGGAAAACCTGTGGGCACGAAAGTCGTATTATCATAAGTTTAAAAAACGTTACAAATACGACGATATTCAGGCAGATTTCGACCGTCGCATCCCTAAATGTAAAGCTTTGTTTACAAAATTGTCCGAACGCTATGTTCCAATCAGGACTGAACTTCCCGTATATGACAAGAAGCACCTGATTTGCGGAACGATGGATATCCTCCTTTACGACAAGGAATCGGACAAGCTTGTAATCGGTGACTGGAAGACCAATTCCCACCTTGATTTTGAACCGAAACCGTACACTACGAACATGTACGCCCCGTTCGAAAACTTCTATGACATAAACTATCATCACTACTGCATCCAGTTGAGCATGTACAAGGCGATACTGGAGCTGAACACTCCCCTGAAAGTCGGGGCGATGTGGATATGCCACATTCCTGCCGAGGGGGATGCGAAACCGTATGGAATCATAGATGTTTCCGATGTGATAAAGAGGACTATACTCGCATGACATTCGACGAGATAGACAGGATGCTGCAAGGTTGTGGGCTCTCCAAGAGCGTCGTTCGGACGTGGAATGAGGCCAGCTCCAGCGCATATTATTTCTCGTGTGCATCAGACTTTGACGACGCATCGCTTCTTCCGCAAATGTCCAAGATATGCGTGGCGATGCTTACCGAGACAACCCTTCGTCTATACCCGTTCTACGGTGTCGATGAGCTGAACAGCCTGTCTATCAACGACAGCAGTCCATTTAACAGCAGCATCAATTTGGACAAATTGGATGATACTCCGCAGTCCAGTTTCGTTGTGGAGTTCTATGAGAAATATGCCAGAAACCCGATGTTAAACCGTATCAACAGCACGGTTACGGTCAGTTCTGTGTCGATAAACGATGTGAAGCCTGGGTTCAGGACATTCGTTATCGACATGCTGACGATGCAGCGTAAAATAAGACAGTTAAAGGCGGATAAGATACTTGCTAACTTTTGAACGGCCAAGCTGATTCCGCACAGCCAGCACGCCGAGAAGTTGCTGAATAATGCGGTTCACCCAATACAAAGGATGCTAAAATGAAAAACGAAGCATACATGAAAAGGATTGCCGAACGGTCCCACAGGACTGTCGGATGTGACGTTAACAGCGACCTCGGCAAGATTAACCTCCGTGCCGCACGACATCTCGAACGGGTCATCAGCAAGTGCAAGACCCAGACGGAAATCCGCCACGAGATGAGCCGTCTCAAGGAGAGCGCTGGATGCATGAAGAAACGTCATGACAACGAATACTTCTCCCGCATCGTCGCAGTCCTCCGTGAAGCGAAGGATGCTGTGACAGCGTTCCAGCAGGGCGACATGAAGACGGTGTACGCAATACACACCAACTTCATGAAGCAAGCTGCTAAGCATACCTAGTATTTAAAACAGGAGAGCACATCTCCCACCTGTTTAATGACGGGTGGGAGACGTTGCACTAAATTTATGAGTAAAGAAGACAACAAACGCACACCTATTATACCAGAAGAAACTTGGATGATTCAGGAAGCCCGTACAATCGGACTTACCTTCCTGCATACAAAGACGGAGGACTGCGGTCAAAACGAAGTCCTGTACGTGTTCATCCACCGTTTCAACATCGTAAAAATTAAGTTTAATGTGGACCAGAAGAACGGCATATTCTATGCAGGACATGTCGAACAGATTGGACACACCCACTACAAGGAAGGTGAATTTTCATTCGACGCTCGGCCCAAGGCGGGCTTGGTTTTTGCAGTACAGGACGAAAGGGAAACAATCGACATTTTCTTTGCAGTTTTGAACAAGAAATTGCTCGACCCAGACCCGAATAATGTATTTTAATTGCGTAATAACTGAGGTATTTTATGCAAAATGATGATGCCATTTTAACAGCAGCGTTGAGGGAAATTTTCGGGATTGACGACGAGAATTACTCGGTCGGCGCCATACAACCACCCCGTGGCGGAGTTCCTGCGGGATTCCTGTTCACTCCTGTACAGAACAGGCAGAGATTGAACCCGAACGATGTCATTGCACCCAAGCAAGAACAATCTGTTCCTAACGGCAATCAGGAAATGGCCAACAAAATCAACGAGCTGTACAACGAGCTTAACCTGAAGGACAAGGACTTGAAGGAAGCCCGTGAGACAATCAAGCGGTTGCAACAGAACATCCTAGATTTCAGAAACCGTGCTGAAACCGCCGAGATGAACGCTAGCCACACTCTTACAAGCCTCAACGAACTTTCAGCAAGGTTTAACAATCTGGTTGAAAAGTACAATAACTTGAAGTTGGAACACAAGGAAGTGACAGACAAGGTAGAATACCTGCTCAAACGAATTGGTTCTGAACAAAATGATTTAATTTGCGGTGTAGACCTTGGATTCAAGGAAGGCGACAAGCATGTAGATGCCATCAGCACCCCTCTTTCGGAAGCGGAGGCAATCATCAACCAGTTTCGGGGGGCGTGATGGACGTATCCAAGTTTCGTAACGAGGAAGGGATAATCCCCACGGAGACCTACAACAGGCTCTACAACGAGTACAGAGAAAAGTGTGACAAGATTATACCCCTTGGCGAAAAGTATGTCCTGAACAAGGCTGGGACCATCGGGGATGTAAAACTCGCCGAGGGCTCCACATTCGTAATCGAGCTTGCATACACTTTTTCATACACCCCGCACGTCAACAGGATTGACCTCGTGGTTTCGCTCGAAAATGGGCAGTGCGTTGTGTTCGAGGACATCGACGAACTGCTTTCCGTTCTCAAAACGCTTGATTTTTCGGTTTACAAGAAGGAAGTTCTCGAAAAGCTCGGCTTCCTCAGGGACGAGTCAATCAAGCTGTTCCGCATGATGCAGGCTAACGATGTCGAACTCCTTATCGACGTGAAGAACATCTTTCGCAAGCTTGAAAACCATGCCGAAAATGCAGATTATTCAGTAAAAATCCAAGATAGGTAGAATATGCTAGTTACTAAAATCTTGAAGCTCTGCAAGGATTGCGGGCTGGAAAACGACCCAGTGAAAGCTGGGTTTGACATGGGTACTACGATGCCGTTGAAGAACGGCAAGTGGACCGAAAAGAAATACTTCGAGGGAGAGGCTGGCTACGCAATGTGCCTTACGGAAAAGCACGTCCCAGCAAAGTATTTCGACCGTGGCGGAAACGAAATCCTCTACATGGACACGTTTACATCGGATTCGACGGGCACTTTCGTTAAGAATCTCACGCTGTTCCTCCCGATGATGAGCCGAAGCGGAAAGTTGAAGTTCGTAAAACGTGCCGTTGCTTCGGAAATTTACCAAAAAGACCTCATTTTGAAGGGACTTGACGAGTCATTTATTCTCGGAGAAGACTCGTACGAATCATTCATTCCCGAAATTCAGGTTCCTGAATGCGAGGATGCCGTCGTAGAAATTGTCAAGAAATACATCACCAACGTAGCCGCCGTATGCCGCACGTTGGTATAAACTGTAGTTAACTTAATGAGGAATAAAATGAGTGATATTAAGCCCAATTCACAAGAACTTTCAAAGGAACAGTACGAGGCAGACCTTAGGGTATTGAAGGAGTCGGTGACCGAAAATCCCAACAATCCCGTGTCGATATTCGTTCCAGTCATTACCAACTTCACTTGGGAACCCGCACTGAACGGTGAGACAAAGACAATCGCCCTTGTGTCGAACTACGGTGAGAACATCGACAACGGATGTATTGTCTACAACCCAGCATTTGTTCACAGGCTGGTGAAAGAAGCCGACTTCGGTACATTCTATGCTATCATTGCCACGATTGGCCTTGCCATAAAGTGTGGCTACTATGATTACCGTAATGGTACAGAAGGTTTCTCACATACCAAAGCCGTACAAATCATGATGGCTCATTCAGGTATATTTAACACGATAAAAGGAAACAATGCAGCATTCAATTCAGCTATTAGCGCATTGGAACAACAGTTTGAGTGGCCAGAGTATATGGGTCCCACTATGCAGGCTTTTGTAAACCTGAATACCACGGCTGTGCAGGACCCAAACGACCCGTCAGGACAATATACGATAGAGAAACCCGAGTTTACTGATGACGACTGGAACTTAGAAACAATCAGAAAGTATCTAGCTATTGCTATGGGAGGAAAATCTCCTCAGTCTATGCCACAGGCAATGGCGGGTGCCATGTCTCAGGCACAACAACAGGCCATGCAACAGGCAAAGCAACAGCAAGGACAGCAGGGTGGTAGCCAGCAATCCAGCCAATGGGGTTCTGTCCGTCAGCAAAATCAATCTCAGGGTCAGCAACAAGGTGGCCAGCAGCAGTCTGGTCAGCAACAAGGCGGTCAACAGTCTGGACAGCAAGGGGGTCAACAGAATCCTCAGGAGATTGCTCGGCAGGCTACGGAAGCTGCAAAGGAAGCTCAAAGGGGTGCTGCTGCTTGTGCAAGGGCATGTAATTCCAAGGCAGGTCAGTTGGCTGGAAGACAGATGATGCAGGCATCGGCGAAGATGATGAAAGCTGCAAGCGAATATAAAAATGCAGCAGAGAGCGGAGACCAGCAGGGCATGGAAACCGCTGCACAAAATATGCAAACCGCTGCACAAGACATTCAGAATGCAAAACAGCAAATGCAGCAGGCGATGAAAGCAAGCGGTGCAAAGTCAGCTGATGGCGAAAAGGCGATGGAATCTGGTTCGTCAAATTGTCAGCAGGCTTCCGAATCAGCAAACTCTGCTGGACAACAGGGTTCCGACAGTGGTTCTGGTCAGCAAGGCTCTTCTGGACAAGGTGCTGATAATGGAGAAGCTGTAAAACAACAGGCTTCCAAGTCTGCACAGAATGCTCGTAACGCAGCTGCACAATGTGCTAAGGCATGTGGCAATAGCCAAGATGCGAAAAATGCTCAGAAAACCATCGAAGAGGGCGCACAAAAACTTGAAGAAGGTGCTAATGAATATGCTGAGGGCGCTCAGAACGGAGACACCAAGCAAATGCAGAATGGTGTCAACAAGATGAAAGAGGGTAACAGCAAGATTCAGGAAGGCACCAAGAAGATGCAGGAAGCCTTTAACAAAGCTATGGAAGAAGGTGGCCAACAAGGTGGCGACGACGGTAGCGACCAAGGCGGAAAGCAAGACGGCAAACAGGGCGGCAAGCAAGGCGGTCAGCAAGGTGGCGAACAAGGTGGCGACCAAGATGGTGACGAAGGATTCCCTGGCAGTCAAGGTGGCCAGAAAGGTGGCCAGAAAGGCGGTAAGCAGGGTGGCCAACAAGGTGGCGACGATGGTGACGACCAAGGTGGTGACGAAGGATTCCCTGGCGGTCAAGGTGGCCAGAAAGGTGGAAAACAAGGTGGCAAACAGGGTGGCCAACAAGGTGGCGACGACGGCGACGAAAGCGAATGGGTTGACGAAGGATTCCCTGGCAGCAGCCGAGGTGGCCAGAAAGGCGGAAAGCAAGGTGGTCAACAGGGTGGCCAGCAAGGTGGCGACGATGGTGACGAAGGCGAATGGGAAGACGAAGGATTCCCTGGCAGCAGCCGAGGTGGCCAGAAAGGTGGCAAACAGGGTGGTCAGCAGGGTGGTCAATATGGTGGCGACGATGGTGACGGAAGCGAATGGGAAGACGAAGG